AAGGCACGTTGCATCTCAGCATCGAGTTCATCCAGTCTGTCCTTGATCTGTGGGAGGACTTCGTTAGCTAACTGAAGGTTGAACTTGAAGCCATTGTCGTGCATCTTCTTGCACAGCATAGCCATTCGGTGCTCTGTCTCCATTGACTTAGCCCAAGCAGGATCGTTGATGTACCTCTCGTACTTACGGTATATCTTTGTACCTAGGTCTACGTCATCCTCACAGTAGGACAACATCTCAGGGGTAAACTTCTCCCAGTCGTTGAAGACTGTCTTGGCTTGCCCTAGTGACTTACCAATCTCGTCTAAGCCGTGACCATTGTACCCTGTGTAGTTCACAAGGCGAGACACAACGAATGTATCTACGATCTTAAAGGGATCAATCACGGTGGACCCGAGTAGTTTGTTAAGCACGGGACCATCGTAGCTTATGCCGTTGTGGAATACCCAACGGTCTACTGTCTTAGCGTAGTCAATGAAGGTGTCATACCCTGAGGTTACATCCCAAGACTTGTAGGACTTCTCCCCTAGTTCCTTGTTGACTACACACCATAAGTTGTCTGGGTCTAGTCCGTCAGTTTCGCAATCGCTAACCACAGTTAACGTCATGTTGTGTTACTCCTTATCTGTTGGTGCTTTACGTGCTTTAAGCATAGCGTCGGCTAGTTGATAGGCTAATTTGGCTGTAAGCTCTACCGTGAGGTTTATATCGGACGCAATATCAGCCAAAGCCTGCCCCGCAAAGTAATCTCGTAGGCTCATACCCTGCCCAGCACCAGCAGTATGCCCTGACTTAGTAAACCGTTTACCAGGGTATACGTAGTTGTCTCGTTCTACTTCGTATTCCATGCTGTGTTACTCCATTTCAATTGTATTGTTTTCATAACGGATTACCGTCGTGTCTCTCTCCCCTCGCGTTGAGAAGTGCTCGATTGAAATAATAAAGCCCACAGTATTAGGGTTGTCATAACCAGTGAGACATACCTCCTGATCGAGTAGCCTAATGATTCGAGACTTCAACCTCTTCAGGTCTCCGCTACTCTCGGGTTGCTTATCAACGTACAGTGTCATACTCAAATCCTATCTCTTGTTTCTCTGTGCTAGCATTCCAGAACACAGACATAGTTGAAGCTAATCCTACGAGGAAACCTTTGCATTCGTCACCAGCACGGTTACGGTAGGTCTTCATGTTAGGTGGTAGTTGCGGGTAGTTATCCATTTAGAACTCCTTCTCTGATAGTGTAAAGCTTGCCGGATTAAACTCCAGCATACCCCCGAAGCCTGTTGGTCCGACGGGTCGGTTCTTATCCACGAGCAATGTCGTGGTGTTCTTAGACTCCTCATCCTCCGCATGTTTATCACGCTGTAACTTGACGACAACACTGGCACGCTTACCAATCATACGGCAGTCACGTATCTGTCCGTCATCATTCTCGTGAGCAATAGATACAATGCCTACACCTAGCTCAGTGGCTAGACGTGCAAGCTTAGTTGACAACTCACTGAGGAAGCCCTCGATACTTGAGTCACTCTGCCGTGAGTATGCTAGGTCTTGGATAGGCTCGAAGAATACGTAGCGACAACCACATACCTCAGCGAAGTATCTGATCTGCTCAAGGATAGACATAGGATCGTCGTCTACACTTAAGGTGAACTGATAGAAGTTCTCACGAGCAGTGAACTCCTTGACAGCCTGCAGCACCTCATCCTCAGGTGTACCCTTGTAGCTTGGCAAGTACACAATCTCCTCGTCACCCTTGTCGTTAGTGATTGTCTCTGTATCCTGCAGGGTTACATCTTTCTGCAGGAAGTAAGACGCTAGTCCCAAGAGGCTACGCTTCTTAGTCTCCTCAAGGTGCATGATAGCGATAGGTACAGTAGGGTGATTAGCTAGGAGGTTATACTCTAAGCTACGCATAAGCTCGGTTTTCCCGACACCCTCCGGTGCAGTAAACACAGTGAAGTGACCCTGCATCAACCCTAGTAGACGAGCATCAAGGTCCTTGATACCAGTAGGTAGATACATGGAACCTGTGTCATCACGGATGATCTTCTCGAACTGATCAGTGGTGTTGAACACGTTGTCAGGTACGTACTTCTGTCGGTTGATCCATGCAAACTTAAAGTCTGAACCTTCACCAGCCTGCAGGTATGCTGAGGCATCCTTGTGTGTCGTCATGTTCACACGGTAGCATCGCCCTGGGAATGCACGTTGGAGAATCTCAGCACTCTTGTTGCCTGCCTCATCGTTATCAGTAGCAATGACAATAGCACTGAAGGCTTTGATGTAGTTGTATGCCTCCTTGTTCTGTAGGACAGACTTGACTGAGCCAGCTGAGGGTAGGGACACAACAGGGTATGTCTTACCAAGCATCTGATAAGCAGCGATAGCATCTTCCTCACCCTCAGTAATCGTCAGGAACTTAGAGGTACCTGCATTGAACTTGTCCATACCGAAGAGGTGATCATTGGTGAAGCCATAGTTCTTAGAGAAGTCCTTAGGCAGTACTCGTGTCTTCGGTCGGTGAGGGTAGGGGTACACTCGGGTGACAGGGTCACCGCTCTCAGACACACCTGTCTGTACTCCGTAGAACTTCTCTACGTCTGCGTCTACGCCTCGCATAGGGTGTGTCTTAAGGGTTAGGTCTGATGTCATAGGGCTTGGTTCCTTTCGTTCTCGAACTTGTTTCTCTTCCGTAGCATCCCCGTGTGAGGACTCAGTGCAGGAGTGACAGTAGCCTGCACCGTTAGCCCACACTGAGTAGCTACCCCCTGCACCACACGAGGGGCAGGTACGGTGTGTCTTAATCGGGGGTGAGTTTTGTTTCATGCAGTAAGTGTCTCCTTCCATTCAAGTACAATAGGCATAGACCCCTCATCTACACGGGGTGTACCAAACACAGAGAACCAAGAATACTGTCGTTGGTAAGCGTACTTCTCGCAAAAGTAAACCTCTTTCCACTCATCCTTTGACCACACAGTCTTTACTAAAACACGGGTGTTGGGTTCTGGTAAACCGTTTGGAAAACCTAAACCGTCTGCACCACAAGGGTATTTACTGTAGTCATCAGCCATCATAGTACTCCTTCTACAAGTAGTGGTGCAGCTACAGGGAACTGCTTCTTCAACTCTTCGTATACAGCCTGAGCTACAACCCGTGTCTCTGCCTGTGTGTCACTGCTCAACCGTAGCTTACACATGTTACTGAAGGCACCTAGTGTACCACTCCATGTCCATGACGTCATAAGAGACTGTGGCAGTACCATACGTGCTTGCTCCGGTGAACACCCACCAGCAATCATTTGCCGATAAGTCTGTAGAGCTATATCATTAGCTTCCTCTACCATCTCAGGAACTGTACCTGACATACCCCCTACGTCAAGCCTATCTGTGTAAGCCTCATCAGAGCTACCCTGTTTAACATCAGCAGCAGCCTTACGCCATACCTCCGGTGTATAGAACTCGACATCATCCGTGATGTACCTACGTGAGTATTCTGACATGATGAGGTATTCATGTTTAACCAAGTGTCTCGCTACGAATACTGGTGCCTTAACCTCGAAGGAGAAGAACCCGTGATTAAACGGTGTGTCATGCGTAGGTGTGTTGCGCCATTCCCATAGTTTCTCTATAAGATTATCAGTGGAAGACTTATCGTTTAGCTCACCTACACCATTGATAAAATCTTTGATGTCATACTGAATATCAGCAACAAACTCATCGAAGTCAGCAGCAGTCATACCCCGCGCTAGGAACTCAAGCAATCGTTTGTCTTTATCCTTGAGTGTTCTGTGCTTAACCGCCCTGTGGCAGTCCCTTTGGTCTGAACCACAGCCTACCCACTTGTTGTACTTTTCGTCAGGAACCTTTTTGATACCACAGGCACAAGTGTAATCCCACTCACTGCGTCTACCGAATGACTTACGTGCTGCATTAACAATTCCAAGGTCGGACCCTGTGGGTGGTACATCAGGGTTTAGTTGTGTGATTATCTGGTTAGTCATTGTGTTTCTCCTGTTATGTTTAGTTGCAGTATCCCTTAGAATGAGACGCCAAGTCCAGCCGAGGCATACACCTCATCAGTATTCTCATCGTAGGTGATACCTATAATCACTCTGGTGTTATCGTTTAAGTAAAACCCTGCTGCAATAGAAACTTCATACGCGTTACCGTTACCTGAGATACCAATGCCGATACCGTCACCCTCGAATGACATATAGGCAGTCACAAGGGATAAGCCATTGGCTCCTCTAGTGCCATCTACTCCGTTAGTTCCATTGAGACCATTGGTTCCGTTAGTACCGTTGGTACCGTTGGTTCCATTGGTTCCATTGGTTCCATTGGTTCCATTGGTTCCATTGGTTCCATTGGTTCCGTTGGTACCATTGCTTCCGTTGCTTCCGTTGCTTCCGTTGGTTCCATCTTGACCGTCATTACCTGTATTACCTGTATTGCCCGTGGCTCCGGTCGCGCCAGTATTGCAGGGCGGAGCACAGTCAGGACCAGCCCCTCCAGCCCCGCCAGCACCGCCTGGACTGTTAGCTCCCGTTCCACCAGCTCCTCCGGCACCTCCAGCACCACCGCCAAATCCATCCCCACCGATGCCGCCAGCGCCACCTGGCGAATTGGTGCCAGTACCTCCAGCCCCTCCGGCCCCTCCAATACCCGCCGCATAGACTGGCGAGGTCATCAAAAGTGCGATCAGGCAAGAGGATGTTAGAATCCCTGCAATCTGGTCACGCATACTCATGTTGCCTCTCCTGTAAAGTTACCCACCGACATACCAGTGCCCACCTCTGTTGTGATATCTTTCATAGGCTGTCCTTAATCCCTGCTTATCAGGGTG